TTTCCAGGTGGTCGAAGGTGCTTCCATGACGGAGCAGTCCCACCAGAATCTTACGGATATCAATGTCATCGTTGAGCGGTTCCGGCGGACCGGCGGGATTCCTCTGCCGGAAGCGATCCCTGTCTATGAGGATGTCACCGCGATCCAAGGTGACTACCGCGAGCGCCTTGCGCATCTTGAGCGCGTGCGCTCTGCGGTTGATTCTTTCTACCGGGCCGAGGTCGCCCGGAATGTGTCTCAGGCGGGGGACGCACCCGCCGATCCTCCCTCCCGGGCCGAGGGCGCCCGGAATGTGTCTCAGGCGGGGGACGCACCCGCCGATGCTCCTCCTGCCTCCTGAGCGCGTCTCTGGCGCGTTTTTTGGTCTCACCCTAGGCTACCCTACCGGGTAGCCTTTTTTTTCGCTCCTAGAGCGTTCTGTGCGGTTGTTACCGCTTAACCGCTGGTGTCCAGCGTTTCCTCCCCTGCGCGTGCGTGCGTATCGCGCGCGCGCGGAATCTTGGTAATAAGTAAATCAAAGAGTGTCTTCGGCTCTTGGGTACTTTACGGCGCTTGTTTAAATCCGAGCGAGGCGAGGGTAGCTATCGGGTGCAGGGGCGGAGCCCCTGCCCGCTGGGGTCAGAGGGGCGCGCGGGGAGCGCCCCTAGCCTGTGGGTAACTCGGAACGAGTTATCCACAGGCCCTTCTAACCACGTTGACAAGTGGAACAGTGCGAGCTAGGCTCGCGGGCCAGAAGTCGGCTTGATTACTTCTGGCCATACTGACAGGGAGCCCAAATCATGCGTAGAGCGCGTAGCAACAGCCGTGGTTTCGGTCGTTCGGCGCGGCGTGTGCATCCCCTGAATCGTTCCAGGTTGACGCGAGGCGGCATCAGGCTGTGACTTGCTTTCGGCCGCTCGGTGGGTGGTATGCGCGCGATCCGAATCCTGATAGTGGCCGCTATGGCGTCACTTTCCGCATGCGTGACGGTTGGATCGATAGGGCCGTCGATTTGCCTTGCGGGAAATGCCCCGGTTGCCTCGCGGACCGGGCGACTGCCTGGTCGGTTCGGTGTTACCACGAATCGACCCTGCACGAACGCTCGTCGTTCGTCACGCTGACGTACCGTGATCCTGCACCCCCGCGACTTGAGAAGGCTGATGTCCAGCGCTTCTTCAAGCGCCTGCGATTCAAGGGATATCGTTTCCGGTACTTCGCGGCAGGCGAGTACGGTTCGATCACGCGTCGCCCGCATTATCATGTGCTGTTTTTCGGCCATGACTGGCTGGAAGGTTCTGAGCGGGCTTTCGATTCCAGGTACTACTCGCATGCGCACCTGGATGAGGCTTGGGGGCGCGGGATTGTCCAGGTCGCTCGGTGCGAGCCTGCCTCCATTTTCTACGTCTGCGGATATCAGCTCAAAGAGCTCGGAGAGTCCGATGCCTTCCATCTCGCCAGTCGGAGGCCCTACATCGGGCACGGCTGGTTGGCGGCGTATTGGGACGATATTGCGCGAAATGGGTTTGTGACGATCGATGGTGTCAAGCGGCCTGTCCCGCGATCGTACCTGGACAGGCCGGAGTTTAGGTTTGAGTTTGAGGATCTGAAGGCGCATAGGCGTATGGTTGTTGAAGATCGTACGCCTGAGCAGCTCGTCGCGGTGCGCGATGCTGCGCGTTCGCGTGAGGCTAATTTGCTTGCCAGGCACAAGGGTTCTTTGAGGTCGGATAGGCTATGAATTGCATCTTCCAACTGGTGGATTCTTCGAGCGGGCGTAGGTCGCCCGCTGTGACCATGTACCGCGATGAGTTTGCGGCCATGTTGCGCAAGGCTTTGGAAGAGATGCCTGAGTTGGCTACGAATATGGTTCTGGTGCTCGCGGATGATGTCCGAGAGGGCGAGCATGATGGTGAATTTCGGTTGTGCTGCGCGCCGATGATGCGCGTCGAGAGTTTCGTACAGCGATACGGTAGGGAGTGAGTCATGTTTCGTCAGCCCCCGGTTCAGACTGCGCAGCAACATTTCAGCGCGACCCCTCGAGCGGACGTCTCTCGCTCGAAGTTCGACAGGTCGCATGCCCTTAAGACGACCTTCAATGCGGACTACCTGGTTCCGGTCTTCGTGGATGAGGTTCTTCCTGGTGATACGTTCACGCTTACCGAAACCTCCTTCGCGCGCCTTGCCACGCCGCTTCGTCCGCTGATGGACAACCTCTACTACGATACGTTCTATTTCTTCGTCCCCAATCGTTTGGTGTGGGACAACTGGCAACGGTTTTGTGGCGAGCGGTCTTCGCCCACTGACGATCCTTCGTCGCTGACGTTGCCGAAGATAAGCTTCGAGTTGTCGGATATCAGTGCCGACTCGCTGATCTCGTATCTGGGTGTGCCTCAGGGAGGCGCGGGTGCCGCTACGGTGAACGCGTTGCCTCTGCGTGCGTACTATCTGGTTTGGAATGAGTGGTTCAGGGACCAGAATCTCCTGGATCCTATCGCCGTTAGCAGGGGCGATGGGCCGGATGTTTTCGATGCGACGACTTTGCCGCTGTTGCGCGGCAAGAGGAAGGACTACTTCACTAGCTGCCTGCCCTGGCCGCAGAAAGGGGACGCAGTGCTCATACCCATCGCGGACCTCGATGTGGTGAGCGATGGGAGTGGTACTCCTTTGTTCAGCATTCCTTCGGACGCGAGTGGCGATAACCTGCGTGTGTCGAGCGGTGGCGCGGTCCAGTGGACGGGTACGAACCCGCCTGCCAATGAGCAGCTCTCCTGGTTCGATCCGAAGCTTATTGCGAGGCTGAACACTGAGACCGGTACGACGATCAATGACCTTCGGTCGGCTTTCCAGATTCAGAAGCTCCTTGAGAGGGATGCGCGTGGTGGTACGCGCTATATCGAGTTGGTCCTGGCGCATTTTGGCGTCCAGTCGGATGATGCCAGGCTGCAGCGGCCGGAGTACCTGGGAGGTTCTTCTTCGCGTATCTCGATTTCTCCCGTCCCTGCGACGTTTCACAATGCCGAGGTTGCACAGGGCGAGCTCGCTGGCTTTGGGACGGTGTTGAACCGTGGTGGTTTCACGAAGTCGTTTACGGAGCATGGCTTTATCGTGGGCCTCGCCAATGTGCGAGCCGATCTGACGTATCAGCAAGGGCTTGAGCGGTTTTGGCAACGGAACACCCGATACGATTTTTACTGGCCTGCGTTGGCGCACCTGGGCGAGCAGGCCGTGCTGAACAGCGAGATCATGCTCACTGGTACGTTGTCTGACGTTCAGGTGTTCGGCTATCAAGAGAGGTACGCCGAATATCGGTACAAGCCTTCCAGGATAACGGGGAAGTTCAATTCGGCCGATTCGTCGAGCCTCGATGTGTGGCACCTGGGACAGGACTTCCCTTCGACTCCGCAACTGAATGGTTTCTGGATCAATTCGCAGACGCCCATGGACAGGGTTGTTGCGGTTCCGTCAGAGCCGCACGTGTTGTGCGATATCTGGTTTGACCTCAAGTGTGATCGTGCGATGCCGGTGTATTCGGTTCCTGGCATGGTCGACCATTTCTGAGGTTTCTATGGGTTTTTTCTCGAAGCTGGTCAAGGGAGATTGGTCGAACCCGTTCGACAACGTTAGAAGCGGTGTCAAGAATGTGGCGGAGTCGGCGTGGAATGACGCGATCAGCAATGGTCCGGATCGTCTGAAGGCGCTCGCTGGCGTAGGTGGTGCTGTGTCGCTTGCTTCGTTTCTCGGTGGTGCCAAAGGCATCGGTGGCTTCCTCTCGAAGTACGGGCGCGATATCGCGTCCGCTGGTCTCGATTGGTACAACACCACCAGTGCGAATGAGGCGGCTCGCAAGCTCGCTGCGCAGCAAATGTCTTTCCAGGAACGGATGAGTTCGACCGCGTACCAGAGGGCGATGGCCGATATGGCCGCGGCAGGCTTGAATCCTGCGTTGGCCTATCAACAGGGAGGCGCGTCTTCTCCAGGTGGTGCGTCTGCGCCGGTTCTCAAGCAGCAAGCTTTCGATAATTTGCAGGTGATGCTGAATGGCACGAGCGCGCGCCAGTTGCAATCCTCGCAGTCGGATCAGGCAGTAGCTCAGGCGGAAGCGTCCCGGGCCGGAGCGGAGCTTAGTCTGAGCCAGGCGAGCAGGGCGCGCGCCGAGGTCGAAAAGGTGCTTGCCGATACCGAGTTGAGCAAGGCCAGTGAAGCCCAGGTGCGTAAGGTCATCAGCAAGCTTGATGTCGAGATGGCCAACATCGCCAGTAGTACGTCTTTGAACAGTGCCAGGGCCGCGCGTGAGCGCGTGCAGATTCGTTCGGATTATGCTGCGGCGGCGGCCAATGAAGTGAAGCGCGCCGCCGCCGAGGCGGCGAATCCCACCATCCAGCGTGCCGTGGATGCGGTCCAGCGGTGGCTCGAAGGTAAGGTTGGCGAGCTGCAAGGTCGGTCTACTGGTTATATTCCTCCTTGGAAGTTTCAGAAACTGAAGTGAGGTGTCCAATGAGTGTCGTTTTTGTCCGGCCGCGCCACTGGCGCGAGCGTCGTTTCCAGGTGGTCGAAGGTGCTTCCATGACGGAGCAGTCCCACCAGAATCTTACGGATATCAATGTCATCGTTGAGCGGTTCCGGCGGACCGGCGGGATTCCTCTGCCGGAAGCGATCCCTGTCTACGAGGATGTCACCGCGATCCAAGG